GACGATATTGGCGATTTCTTCGGTTTCGTCTACCGTATTACTAATATCAAATCGGGTAAACAATATATCGGAAGAAAGTATTTCCAACAAAAACGTAAGCCTAGAGGTGGTAAGAGACGGGTTACGTCTGAGAGTGACTGGAAAAAATACTATGGAAGCTCTGACGAGCTTAGTGCAGATAGAAAGTTACTTGGAAACGCAGCGTTCAAACGAGAGATCTTATCCCTCCATACCAGACTCGGAGATGTAAACTACGAGGAAACAAAACAACTATTTTTAAATAATGTTCTTCAAGAATCTCTTGACAATGGAGAACCAGCATACTACAATAGCAACATTCTAGGACGCTATATGCGTAAGGATTATGGAAACTTTGGAGGAAACTCTAAAAAATAATTATCAATGGGCAATTCATCGTATGAATGTATTATGTACATTAGGAACATATGAAGATATTGAAGAAGCAGATTCAATCAGGCAAGAATTTAAAGAATGGTTGAATCCTAATGCTGATGATCATGATATCCTTTCTTTGGAATATTTCGGAGAAGGAAGTGACTTTGATAAATAAAAACTACTTGGAGAAATTTTATGTCTTGTAACAAATTCAGTTTTAATAATATTGCTAATATAGTTAGCATCGTATCAGGAGTATCACTTGCTGGTATTATTGGTGTAGGATCTTATGTTTATCTAAACAAAGATGCTATTATTGATGACATCAAAGATGCAGCAATTGAATCTGTTGTTGGTGGTATGGGTGGTGGTGGTTTAGGTGGTGCTGCTTTACCTATAGGAACACCTGATCTTGCACCTCCTGCTGATCAAGCTTCTGCTCCTGCTGCACCTATTGCCCCTACCTCTCAGTTTTAATAATCAATGGCAATTTATGATGATGTAAAGATTACTATCAACCTTAATGAGTTGGTAGAGATCAGAGCAAAACTTTTGACGCAGTATGAAGATTACTCAAAGGCAGTATCTACTGGTGAGTATCTTGATGAAAATGATATAGATAGGATTGCATCCCAATTAAGAGAAACACTTACTTGGGATACACTTTACTTTATGGTAGATACTGCGATCTATGATTATATGGGGTTGAAGCATCCAGATAAACCTAATTATGGTGAAACTGCTGGTGATGAACCTGCTGCTACTTTTGAGAAAGAAAGGAAAGCAAGGGAAAAAGAATTTAAAAAGAACTTTGATCTTGTTAAATTAGAATCACCTGCTTGGACTATTGAAGTTCCCGTTCGGAAAAGGTAAGAGACTATATAGAATAGTTGCCTTACTAGTATGTCTGAAGAAGTAAAAGAAGAAATTGTAGAAGAAGTTGAAGAAAAAAAGAAAGGTTTCTTTGGTAAAGTAAAGTCTGCTATTGTTCCTGATGCCGATGAACAAGCAGCAATCATCTCCACAATGGTCAGAATTACTGTCCTTGCCTGGAGTGGAGGAATATTGACATTAAATTATGTTGCTATACCAGGAGTTCCTCAACAAAAAATTGACCCAACTTTTATAGCTTCAGTTTTTACAGGAGTTTTAGCTAGCTTCGGAATTCAGACAGCATCTAAGAAAGGTGATGGAACTATGAAGATGACTGGCAACGGTAATGGTTCTAATGGTGGAACTCCTCCAGTAACTGCAAAAGACATTGAGGCAATTATTGCTAAGAATGCATCTTCTGGTCCTGTTCAGACAATTAGAGTTGAGCAAGCACCTCTTAAGATTACTACTGACGCAAAACCACCAGAAACGTTCAAAATGTAAAGAACGTAAAGATAAAGAAAATCTTAAATTAATAATTAGTTATTCAGACGATTGAGAAAAATGATTATTGTTTACGAACAAGAAATCGAACAATTGAAGATGGAAAAGGATGAACTTAAAAAGGAAATCCTTTTCTTAAGAAAAAAACTCCAATTACAAGAGGGGGAAAAAGAATATGTGGAATTTGAATATTAAGGAAGCATTTCATAATCTCAAAGAATGGGATAAGAAATGGGCAAAGAAAATCCAAGAGAAATTTAAATTAACAGACTATCAAATGCTTTGCCTTGCATTTGCTAAGGGATTTGTAATAGGTGCAATTCTCTTATGATATTCGTAGTAATATATGTTATAATAAGTATTGCTATGTTAGGTGCAGCATTTGCACTAATGTTTAGGAATTTAAGAGATATTGATAAAATTGAAAAAGGAGAGTATAATATTAAAGAGAAAACAACATTTGTTACTAAAACTGTTCATCCAGAGATGGAAGAAGTAGAAGTTGGTGATGAACTTTTGGTAGTTAGGTTTGATGAACCTGAAAAGGAACAAGATCCTAGATTCAAATTAGATTCTCCAGAACTTCATAATTTGGGTGATCCTTTACATAAATCACTAAAGGAAAGAATTGAGGAATTGGAAGAGGATGGAACTGACTGATGAAAATGTAATAAAAGTTTTAGAAGAACTTGTACCTTATGTTGAAGCAGATGGAGGTTCCCTTCAGTTTGTAGAAATAGAAGAGGAAACTGGTATAGTAAAAGTTAGATTAGGTGGTGCGTGTGAGACATGTGCTATGAGTGTTATGACTTTAAAACAAGGTATAGAAAAAAAATTAATGAGTGAGATTCCTGATGTTGTTGGTGTTATCCAAGTATTGTAGTGACTTTTTTTAATTATGTTAATACTAAAGATAGTCCTTGTGATGGGTTCACTATATCTTTAGTAACAAAAAGATTTCCTATATTTTCTTATGTCCCTCCAACTAAAGATGAGATAAATTCTACTTTATTACCTCTTATAGAACAATATAGAAAAGAGAATCCAGAAACAATAACGACTAATGTTGTTACTAATTGGCGTTCTGGGTGGAAGGTGCAGAATGATTCTAGATTTTCTTTTTTTGTAGAATGGATCTCGCAACAAATATCTTTTTTATCTGGTAATTATTTGCGAAGAAACTATTTGTTTAAGTGTACTGATATGTGGTTAATGCAGTATGAAGATGGTGATTATGCACAAGCACACGATCATTTTCCTTCTGCATTTTCTTGTGTATATTATGCTGATGTTGAAGAAGGATGTTCTTCTATTTTATTTGAAGATAAGCAAGAGATTGTTCCAGAGAATGGTATGATTGTTGTATTTCCATCTGTATTAATGCATGAAGTTGTACCTACTAAAAATAAAAGAACTGTAGTATCAATGAATTTTGAGGTTTCTGGAAGATTTGAAAAGGATGAAGATTGGCATAATAGACATAGTAGATATGAGTCTATTATGTTACCCTAACAGTGTTTGCGAGTCCACACTAAACTAGGCAAAAATTACTAGTATGTGCTATAAATATGTGTAGTACGGGATTGAAAAAATCATGCCCCTGACTCAACAAAAACATTACACTGTCGGATATCACGACAATCAATTACATCATTACGAGATATGTGAGTATGCTATGAGTGCATACGATGCAATAGAACACAGCAAAGAGGATGTACCAGAACTACAGGTACATCCTCATTTTGTTGATTATTGTAATTTAAATCCAAAAGAGATTGACAACATCTCTCGTTTGATGGCAGCTGGCATACCTATGGGACACTAATTATGAGAGATGAAATTATGTGGTGGATGAGTAGATTAACTATAATGCTCTCATCACTCTTCCTATCATTTGCATTAGCAGCACAAGCATATGCTGCAGATATACAAATGGGTGCAGGAGGAAATTTAGTATTTGAACCTAATGAGGTTACTATTAATGCAGGTGAGACAGTTACTTTTACTAATGGTGCATTACCTCCTCATAATGTTATGATAGATGACCATCCAGAGTTATCTCATGGAGATCTAGCATTTGCTATTGGAGACAGTTTTGAAATAACATTTCCTGAATCTGGTGATTATACATTCCAATGTGATCCTCATGCTGGTGCTGGAATGAAAGGAGTTATTCATGTACAGTGAGGTAGTTCAGTCAATAAATATTATGATTGGTTTGCTATTGGCAGGAGTATCTGCTACAATAGTATGGATATTTAAGTACGATGATTGGTATCCTAACCCCATTGATCATAGCAACGAGTCCGAATCAGATGGTTCAGGACTTAAGGAATTGGGAAGCAGAGCAGAATAGAACTACAGCAGAGGAATCTATAAATAGCTCACTACAAGAATTGGAGTGGGAAGAAGATGGGAGCAATGGTTCCACCGTCAAGGAAGAGTTGTTACAACTTCCGAGTGACAGAGATAGTGAAGGTATTAGACGGGGATACGATAGATGTTCTGATAGATCTTGGATTCGATTTATTCAAGAAAGAACGGGTAAGAATTGCGGGTGTAGACACTCCAGAGAAGAGAACTAGAGATTTGGAGGAAAAGGCACTTGGCATCGATGCAACGAACTGGCTCAAGGATAAACTCGAAAGTACTTTATCTGGTGATGATGAGCTTTCTATTAGGACTGAGCTCGTTGGTGGGGTCGGCAAGTATGGCCGTCTTCTTGGTTGGTTATATGTTGGGGACGCTGAGATTTCCCTCAACGAACAAATGATTACTGAAGGATATGCTTGGGCATATGATGGTGGAACCAAGCAGAAAGATTTTGAGGAGTTGCGTGAAATTAGAAGATCTTTTGGAACTCTTGTTGAATCTTAAATAAATTTATTTAATTATATTATGGAAAATTTAAAAATTTATGATAATTTTTTAGAAGATAGATTATTTGAACCCCTTTATAATGATATGATGGGGTTTAGATTTCCTTGGCATATGGGTACTGTTTATACTATAAAGAGGGATATACCGTTATGCGATGATTTACATAATTTGCAATTTTGTAATTGGATCTATAAAAATAATAGTGAATTTGGACCTGAGTATGCAATTATTAAACCAATAATTAATGATCCACGATTAAAAATTTCTTCTTTAGTTAGAGTAAAAGCAAATTGTACTGTTAGAACTGAGGAAATTATAGAGCATGGGTGGCATAAAGATGGTTATTTTAAGTGTAATGCTGCAATATTTTATGTAAATAGTAATGATGGTTATACTAAATTTAAAGATGGTACTAAAGTTGAAAGTGTAGCAAATCGTTTAATTACATTTAATACACAAGATACTCATACTGGAACTACTTGTACTAATGAAAGAGTTAGGTGTGTACTTAATTTTAATTATTATTCAGCAACAGATGAAGATTTGGAAAGTCTTGCATTAACAAATGCTAATAGTAATAACTATGCTAATAAAATTTATGGAGTTTAATTAATGGACATACAAAAGGCAGCATCAATCACAACAGCAACAGCAGTTCTGGGAACGGGTGCTTTTGTTGGTGGTAATCACCAGATAGATAAGATGCAGGGTGGACCAGAGAGAAGACAGAATGAACAGATAGAACAAATACGTCAGGTAGTAAGAGAAGAAATCTATATACAATTAGTTAATAACTGGCCTAAGAGTTCTGGACCTGTCAAGGGTCTTACAGTTCCGAAGCAAGATTATCGTGAACAAGTCCCCCAAAACTAGTAAGGATAGGGTTATAGATCTTATAAGGTTTGTAATCTTAGTTCAATTGGCAATAGTAGCAGCAACTATAATAGGTTGCTTTGTTTCCAAGTCTAATAAATGTGATGAAGCAGATAAGCAACATATTGCTAATATGATGACTGTTATAACTACTTCTACATTTGCTTTATATGCTGCAGAAAAATGAAAAACATTCCAATCCCAGTACTTACATTCTTAGCAGCACAATTAGGTGCAGCAGTTTGGTGGGGTGCTCAAATAGATGCGAAGGTAAAACTTGTTGAAGAGAATAGAAGATATATTCAAGAGGTTGTAATTCCTTCTTATGAGATTAGTGACAGTTGGGATAACCCACATTATAACAATTGGTTGAAAGCAGGTGGTTGGAAAGATAAGTAATGACTGATATTACAAACAAAGATTCAGAGCAAGACGTAAAGATTGCTGTCATTGATAGTACTCTTGAGAATGCTACTCGTAGAATGGAATTAATTCATAAAAGAATTGATAGAACAGACGAGAGAATCACTAAATTAAATGAAGATGTACGAGAAAGGATCAGAGCTTTGGAGAAATGGGTCTGGGGTGCTGGTGCTGTACTAACTGCCTTTATTGTTATAGGTGGAGTAGTGGGTGATTTAGATCTCATCCCAGATAATGAACCTAAACTTGTACCAGTATCTAATGTCTCATTCTAAAGGTTACACTAAAGAAATGATCAAGGAGATCTTAGGAACTTCTTGGCCTACTATGCCTGAAGATCATGAAACTGGTAATCAGATGAGGAGGAGAAAGGGTAATGAGATGAGGGCAGGAAAAAGACCTTACCCTACATATCCATCAGCAGAATCACGGGCAAAGTTGCCTAATTTTGATGAAAATGGAAAATATATTTACCCAGAAGGAACTGGATTTAATTATGTTCAATGGTGTAAAGATCATCCTGACTCAACAGAGGCAGGAACATATGGTAATAAAGTATCATGACTGAAATACGTAACATACGTCGTGTTACTACTTACGATGCTTCTATACCTTATACTAATAATGTACAGGTAAATGGTGCAGATTTAGTACAAGTAAATGGTTCAG